CCCTGTGGGGATCGGAGAACATCCTGATGTATTAGCCGCTATCCAAGACCAACTCGATATCATCGCCCACGAAGAAGAACGTATCGATGTCATCCAAAAGCATTTTGATGCTTAGCTTCTGGACCCACCTTATAGCATTTTGGAACGTCGCGGTGATAAACTGTGTTCAGCCTATTAATTGGCAATATTGTCGCAGGGTAGACCAATGGTTATTACCGGGCATTCAACAAGCTTGGAGAATAAAAACAGGCGAGTATATCCCCTACCAAGACGAAAAAATCTACATAGAAAAGATTAATGGAAACGAATTTTAATGAAAAAGAGCTCGAGTTAATCTTTAAGGCTCTTCGTAAACAACAACAGCACCAAGTGATAGGAAGTCGTTGGTATGAGGAATACGACGAAGTTTTAAATAAGATCTACCCATTGATCCACCACCAATAACTACAAAAAAAGGCCTTGTTTAAAGATCGACGAGGCTTTTTTGTTGTAAGTAATGGATAATAGGATTAAAGTAGAAAAACCAAAACCAGAAGAAAGGGATAACGATGTGCTCCGTGAACGTTTAGAGGACCTTGTTAAAGTAACCGTGTTAGTGTGGTCTGCCGCTCTGCTTACATTTTCTTATGTTCGCTTGCCAGACGGAAAGAGAATTTTAGAATTTGATCCGACTTTTATTGCCTCTGTATTTAGTGGTGCTCTTGCGAGCTTTGGAATGGCCACAGCTGCTAAGAAAAATGGCAATGGTAACGGCAACGCCAAAGACCAGTCTAGCCCGCCTCCTGTTCAATCGGCTATTGAGCCTAAGAAATAATCTGGTAAAATGATCCGATGAAAAGACCCACCAAAATAAAAGTATCGGGTCCTAGATCGGATCAGTATTTAGAGTTCAAGCCTAAACACTTGGCTTTTGTAAAAGACAGCATAGAGAAGAAAGGAAAGTTCCATCCTTGCTGGATTCCCTCTGGTGACGCGATTTACAAACCTACAAGCGTACCTTTAGCAGCTGTAGAAAGTCTGCTGAATAAGGCAATATCTATTGTACAAAATACGGAAGAATATACAGAATACTTGCTTTTAGATACATTTGGTGACAAAAGTTCTTATAAAAAAACTCCCCCTGGTACAATAAGAATATATAGTCAAAATTTGTATTGTTTTTTTAATGGAAGATGCTGGAGAAAGCTTAAATAGCCCGATAATACCATATCCTGGCAAGCAGTTGCTTCCTGGATCAAAAGAACATTTTTTCCGCTTAAAACCAAACGTTAAGGATCGCTATATCTATGATCTGGGGCTATCAACCGGGGAGATTATGTATGACTGCAAGGGTGGTATTGGACTTTCTACAGAGAAGCATATATTAGGTCTCCATGACCTTATCAAGAAGCCGTACGCAGAGTCATTGATCAAAGAGGAATTTAAAACAAACTTTAAGGGAAAGTGGGGCAAGGCAAAATATTACAGAGTGCGACGAGATCTTAACCAAGAACTAAAAAACCCTTCACGGAGAACCTTTGCTAAGCTATACTGCTTAATGGCCTCGAGTGGGTTCATACATAAGTTCGATTACAACGGCAACTTCAAATGCGAGTATTTCCCGCATACTTTAGATACCTCTGAGATAAAGATTAAGAACAAGAAGCTTATCAACTCTGATTTTGTTATTAACAGCGGGGACTTCTCTTCTTTTGATACTAACTTACTAACAAAGAAGTCTCTTGTGTATTTTCATATACCTTTTCCGTCTACAGAGACCAAGAAGAGGGAAGTTTTTACATTTTTTGATGGCATAAGCTCAAAGGGATATGACTTTTTAGTAACTTCTAGGTTAATTAATAGATGTAGGATAGAAGAGTCAATACAGTCCTGGTCCAGTGGTTACTTTAGTACCGTAGTTCCTTTTAGCTCTAGTAACACTTTCTCTGATATTTTTATAACTAATTTTTAACATGCATAAAGCAGAACGCATCGGCACTCACATTATCCTAGACATGGTGGGTATTGACTTTGTTCTACTTGACGAGATGGAGGGTTTTGTTAAATGGATGGAGGGTACACTGTGGGATTACGAATGCGATGTATTAGGCACCCAAAGCCATAAGTTCAAGCCTCAGGGTTTCACTGCAGTCTTTATGCTTGCAGAATCCCATTTTTCAATCCATACCTGGCCCGAGAAGGGAATCGCTGCTTGTGATATATTTACTTGTGGGACTGTGAATACTTTAGCCATATCTCAAGAAGTAATTAAATGGTTTCTACCTACAGATTTTGAAATGAAGAAAATTACTAGATGATATATGATATAATATACAAATAACTTAATCCTGATCAATGGCAGTAAGAAAATCTTTAAGCGGCAGTGACACTTTTATCCAAAGCAGACCAAAGAAAACTCGGCAAGGAACAGGCCAGCATACTAAATACGCTGCTAGTAGCAGCAACAATAAAAAGAAAAAATACAGGGGCCAGGGTCGCTGACTCATTTTTTCCGTGGGCGCAAAGGCGGAAACCTTTAAGTCTTTGCCCTACCTTTGGTCTGCTCCTGGAGTAAACTATTGGTTCAGTAGCTCAGTTGGACAGAGCAACTGCCTTCTAAGCAGTCGGTCGCTGGTTCGAGTCCAGCCTGAATCGTTGTTGAAAGACCAACATATAAACTCATTATGACTAAAGTAAATTACTCAGACGAGATGGTTCCAGAGGCGCTCAGGAAGACCGCCAAACCAGGTGCTGTGTACCAGAATCCCAAGTCTGGCCATACACTTCAGAAACAGGCTAACGGCCGGTGGAAAATGGTGCAAGGCAATGATAGAATGGGACAGAAGGCAAAGCCTTCAAAACCCTCTATTCCTGACATCTCTAAGATGAAGAAGCTTGCCGAAGGAAACTACGGAATCGTTTATAAAGACGATAAGCAAAACCGCGTAGTGAAGACCCTCAAAGAAGGGAAGGAGTGGGGGCCTCATGAGGTTGAGCTTGGCAAACGTATGGCCAAGCTTGGTCACTCTCCGACAGTTCACTCCGCATCCGATGAGCACATCGAAATGGATGCCATCGACGGCGCTCCGTTATGGGGTAATGGCTATAACCGCACTCCAGAAGAGAAAGAGCGCGGTCTTGCAATGACAGCAAACCAGGCCCGTAAATCTCTAAGGGCGATCCGGGATCTTCATAAGATGGGCTTCTATCACGGGGACATGCACAACCAGCAATTCATGACCGATGGAGAAGGCGGTAGTGAGTCTTCGCTCATTGACTTTGGCCTCAGTGGAAAGATTGAAGAGAACCCTACTAAGGCAATAATTGACTTTAACAAAGTATATAAGCTTATTGACATTGATCGTCCTGAGTTTGATAAGAGTCTATATGCTCAACTCGTTCGATCAACTGTGCGAAAATACAAAGAAGCAAAAGGACAGTCTAAGGCCGCAAAGCAAAGACGCTCTGAAATCGCCCAGGAATACGTAAAAGGATTAGGTATACTTGGCGGTTGACAAATTAAAGAAATTAGTTTATAATATAGTAGTGATTAGCTTCCTTTACACGAAGTAACAATCACGAGAGATCATGTCGAGATCTTTTCCATCCGTGGGGAAACTATTAACTCCCTCCGAGACATTTTAAAAACTATTATGATTAAATCTGTATTCGCAGCTACCGCTGCCCTTTCCATGTCCGCCGGCGCTGCTTTTGCAGGTCCTTATGTAAACGTTGAGGCCAATGCTGGTTGGACCGGCTCTGAGTACAACGGTGCTGCAACTGACCTTCACGTTGGCTACGAAGGCGAGCTTGGCGAGAAAGCTTCTTACTACGTTCAAGGTGGTGCTACTTTGGTTTCTCCTGATGGCGGCGAGACCGACACCGTCCCTTCAGGTAAGGCCGGGCTCGGTTTTGCTGTAAGCGATGCTCTTGGTGCTTACGGTGAAGTCTCCTTCGTTGGTTCTGGTGATGAGGACCTCGATCGTGGCTACGGTGCTAAGCTTGGTCTTAAGTACAGCTTCTGATAACTGCTTATAATTCTCCTAGCCTCGGGTAAAACCGGGGCTTTTTTTGTTAAACATGAAGCTCTTACTCGCCACTTTACTAGGATTTATTGGCCTTCTTACATTCATTCAATCCATACATTTAAAAGCGCATAGAGATATGGAGATTGACGTACATGGGCACTGCATGAAGAACAAAGAAGGCGTGAGAAGGGCTTTAAAAAAAAGTGGCTACTAGGCTATTTACATACCTTAACAAATAGTTTATAATTATATAGTTACACAATGTTACAATGACTGTTACAACGAATGAGCTCGGCCACACAAACATTTTCGCAAAGGAACCCGTGATGGTTGTAGAGCGCTACAATCGTCAAGGACTCGAGTCTCCTCAGCAAGCCGCTGAGACATACAACGGACGGTGGGCCATGATGGGCATCGTATCTGGATTCATCTCTTACG